ACCTCCCCGACCTTCGATTCAAGCCACACCTCGATGGGTCCGCTGACCGTGATCCCGTTCACTTTCATCGTTTCCTTCTCACCCTCGAGGCGTTTTATCTTTACCGGCGAGATCCCCACCGAGGACTGCCAGGGATACCCTTCCTTGGCCAGCGACATCACCTCCCTGGCATCGGCCGTGGATTCCGAGAACTGGCCTGAAATGAGGAAATTCTGGCCTTCTGCCCATGCCTTTTTCGACCATCCGACCACTCGGTCCCGCTGGTGCTCGCGCAGGATCGGGATTTTCGATTTGGCCTTCATGCCGGAAACATCGAACACGTACCGTCCCCACAGGCCCATGTCGAGGACCTGTCCGGTGTATGCGGTCATGTGGAAGCCTGCAATGTCGTCGGATTCGGCGTTGTCTGCAGCCGAGACGCTGTGCTCCCGGATGAAGCTGACCGCACCGGAAAGAGTGATGGGCTGCCGTTGAGCCTTGGTGGATCTGGCCTCATCCCAGTAGGCATTGCACATGGCATAGGCCTGGTCGGCGCTGTTCCCCTCGGCGATGACGTCCGACGTGCATCGCTTCAGATAGTCCTGCTTGCTCTCGTTCTTTCTCGGCTTAGGCATTGTCCTGGTCCAGTCCGCTGGTTGGCGTGATCGTCATGTCCTGCTCGAGCCCATCGGCGATTCGTTTCCGGTGCTCCTTGACCTGCTGCGGGTGGTTGGTCTCCCAGTTCCCTCCCGTGAGCTGCACCGTCTCGTTCTGGAGCGTCGAGAAGCCGTTTTTGACCCTTGCCGCTGCGGCTTCCACCTCCTGGAGCTCCTGGATCTGGCCTTTGGCGGGTCCGATCCACTCGCTTCCGAGGTAGGCAGCGCGGATGAGCGGGTCTGCGAAATACCCCGGGGCCAGGATCCGGCCCGAGGCCACGGCCTCATACATCCAGACCTCGTGGACCAGGCGCAGGAAATCGTCCGCCAGGCGGCGCCGTTCGCTCATGACGTACTTCCACATCTCGTTGATGGCGGCTCGAGCTGCTGAATACGACGCCGTGAAATGCTTGATCAGGATCTCGAATGGGATCTCGAGGCCTACGCCGATCTGGCGCAAAATCGCCATGACGAAATTGTCGAAGGCCTGGTTGGGGCGCCCGGGGTTGGAGTCATGGATCTTCTCGCCCTTGGCCAGCTCGATGATGGCGCCATTCCCGAGTTTATAGTCCTTGTCGGTGTCGCTGGCACCGAGCTCGTCGCCGAATTTCGTATAATCGAAGCCTCCGGCCGCCACCCCGTCCGTCTCGATGAAAACCGTGAAGTATCCGCTGATGACGGCCGCCATGATCTCGGCGTCGGTGTATCTTCCCAGTTGCTTCAGGGGCTCGATGACGGCGGCGAGGTCTGGAACCCCTCGGCTCTGACCTGGTCGGCCCTGATAGTAGAAGTGAACGACGTTCCGTAGCCCGGTGCGCGCGCCGAATGCCGGGACCAGGTCCCACTCGAGCTTGCTCTTGCCGAGCACCGCTCCGGGGTGGGCGCGCATCACGTGGTAGCGCGACGGGGCCCCGTACCGGTCTTTCTCGACTCCGCCGGCCAGGGTCTCGCTGTCCATGGCGCGGTCCTTGTTTTCCACCCGGTCGGCCTCGAGGACCTGCAGCCTTAGCTGGTATGGATATCCGGTTACCTTCTGGCGCCGGAACAGGACGAACACGTCCCCGTTCTCCTTCTCCTGCTGGTAGACCTGGCGGGTGAGGGCCGTCCCATTCAGCGTGCGGCAGATGTCCACGTCCTTGCTGTTCCAGAACAGGCCCCACTCGCGCTCGGCTACGGATTCCCAGGCGTCGGCCTGGTCCTCGCTCATCCCGAGGGTGTCGCGGTCGATCCTGGCCTGGTAGCGAAGACCGGACCCGACCACATTGGTGAGCTTCGTCTTGATGGCTCCGGCTGCGAGCGGGTTGTTGCGCACCAGGTCGCGGGACCGGGACCGCAGGGTCGGGAGGTCCATCAGAATGTCGGCGTCCGCGTCGCCTCCGAAGGTGAGCCACTGGGAGAGAGCGCGCCGCGATTTGCTCGCCCCGTCGTAGGACGCCATGATGTCGAGCGCCATGCGGGCCCGGATCCGGCGCGCGGCCGATGTCGGAGACATATACGAGATGGCGCGGTCGAGCAGATTCATCCTGGGGGCCGGAAGCTGGATGCGGCTCATAACGGGGTCCCTCCGACCACGCGGATCTTGCGCGGCTCGGACTGGTTTTTGACGTAATCCATGATTTTCAGGTAGTCGGTGATGTCTCGGTAGGTGGTGGATCTGCCGTCAGGGAGCGTATACGCCTTGACCTTCCAGGCCCCGGAGGCCAGGTCGTCCAGCATCGCCGTGTAGAGGGTGCTCCAGTCCGTGAATGCCATGCAGGCTCCTTTTCAGATTTTGCCATGCCAGCATAACACGGGTTTTTCTCTATAATTGGCATCGGAGAGTCCACAGGCCAAAACTGGACCAAAAACGGGGTAAAACTGGACCAAAAACGGACCCCCTTTCATTCATTTTTTTCTTGACAAGGTATTTCCGATACCTTGGATCGGCTGTCCACCCTGGTGTATTTGCGGAAAAAATCCTCGAGGTTGTCGATATGGGCGATCCATCGGCCGTCGATGATGAGCACCGGCATGCCGTCAGAGACGAATTTGGCCAGCATGAGGTCTTTCACGCCGAGGAAAGCCATGATTTTGGCCTTGCTGTCCAGCAGTCCGGTCTGGCGCGGCTGGCTTTCGTCCATTTCCTGCTCTGTGGGCGGCTGTTTTGGCGGCATGCACCTGATCTCACGCATGGCTCTCCAGTCCTCGGCTGATCACTCGACGCTTCGGGGGCGGGGCCATCCCCGAGCGCACCGGGTTGAACAGATTGATTCCGCCTCCGGGCCATTCGGGGTCGGCGAGCACCAGGTTGCCCACCTCGCAGTCGAGCAGGTCATTCCGGGCCCGGATCTTGACCCATTCCTCGCGCCCTTTGCCGTCCACACGCTTTTCCTCGGCCGTGATGTGCGACACGTAGAGCTGATCCGTCTCTGAGTGCAGATAGGCCGCCCCGGGCTCTTGACGGCGCGCCAGCTCCAGCCGGTAGTGGAATGCGTCCTTAAGCTTGGAAGTGTCCAGGATCACGATCTGGAGCCCTCCTGGAAGTGGCTTGCCGCTGGGGGTCTTATCAAGCGGCTTCGACACCTGGAGCTTGCCTGGGAGTGCGTTGGAGCTCCCCTTTGTCCCCCACACACGGCAGCCGCGGCCGATCCCGTTGCGTCTCAGCCAGAAGTAGGCCTCCTCGGTCATGGAGAGATCCCCGGTCCCAGACGTCCCACCAGTGTCCAGGCCAGCCCTCCAGATCGGCAGCGGATCGCCTCCACCAGCACGAGGATACCGCGTCTCGAAGAGCAGCGACTCCACATCCTCCCAGGTCGAGAGCATTCCATAATGCACGAGCCAGTTCGTGTAATCCCTGGCCCACGCCCGCACCGCAAACCAGAAGCCGTACCTCTGAACGTCCACGAACGCCGTCAAAGCCACGGCTTCCTCCGGCACCGTCTGAGGCGGCAGCTCCACGCGGGCATCGAGAATGTCTGTCTCGCTCGCTGACTGCACCCGCACCACCCACGGCTCGGCCCACCAGGAGTTGACCACATTCATGAATTTCTCGGGGAAATCGCGGCTCTTCACAAAAATCTCGGCCATGTCGCCCCAGGTAAGCCACGGAGAATAGAAGCTCGGGAGGTGGAATCCAACGGCTCTGGGTTGCGTCTTCACCTGTGACCGAGGCCGCCATTCGCCATCAGCCAGCATAGATGGACGATGAAAATCCTGAATGGATTCCTTGCATTCCTGGCATTCGTAGACCGAAAGCTCGCGCACCCTCGCGGCATAGTTCGGGTCGCCTCTGTCTAAATCCTTCGGCCACTTGATCCCGTCGAAAATCAGCTTTTGCATCTTGCCGCAGTGAGGACAGGGAACCCAGTAGTCGTAGACGACGTCGCAGGCGGCGAGCTCCCTCGTGATCTGCCCGTCTTCCACCGTAGGCGTGCTGGTGATGACGGTCTTTCGGTTCCAGAAGGTCTTCTGCCGCTCCATGGCCAGACTGATCGGGTCCGCCTCCTGCCCTGTGAAGCGCGGGAACTTGTTGACCTCGTCCAGGAACACATACCGGCACGGCCTCGAAGCGAGCGAAGCCGGAGAATTCGCGCCGGCCAGAGTCAAAACCATTCCTGGGAATAGCATCTCAAGCGTTGTGAAGTCGTCGTCATTCCACGGCTTTCGAGCCTTGAGCTCCGGTGACGTGTCAATCATGGGCTGGATGCGCTTGCGCGACACATATCTGGCCAAATCGAGCGTAGGCATGACGACCAATGCAGGCGCCGGGTCCTGGTGGATAGCATACCCGAGCATGTTGAAGAGAGCCTCCGATCCTCCCACCTGGCTTCCTTTGTTGAAGACGATCTTCTCGACAAAAGGGTTGCTGAAAGCGTCCATGATGCCCCTGAGGTATGGGGTCCTGATGTTTCTCCACATGCCAGGCTCGGCAGAAGTCTCCGGAGCGAGCCATCGATGGCGCTCGGCCCAGTCAGAGACGCTCAGCTGGTCCGGTGGCTTCCACCTGGCCTTGAGATCTTCGGGGATATCCGCCTTCATTTCTTCGCCCTGGCAAGCCGGGTCAGGATCCTGTGTACCTCTGCCCTAAGCGCGATCTCGCCTTCCCGGATCTCCTTCCCGTAAATGACGGGAGCCATGCGCCGAGGAAGCGCAAGAAACGCGGATTTAGCCTCATCGACCATCGCACCCACCCATTTGACCGCATCATCTCGCGGAATGAGCTCACCCCTCATCTGCTGCTCGCTCAGCTCCTTCATATTCGCCACGGCGATCTCCTTTCGCCTCTTGGCCTCGTCCATGCTCTCGCTGTCATCGTCAGGCTTGGCATATTGCGGCAGGATCTTGTTCTCGAGATACAGCTTGTGAGCCATAGCAGCATCGAACACCCCAGTCCTGAGCTTCGCAGGCATCAGCCAGGCCCTCGCATACTTGGCAATCGTCATCTTGCTGACACCCCACATAATGCTCAGCGTCTGCGTCGAAATCTCAGCAATTTTAGCCATATATCGTTAAACCATTGAAATTATTAGATCTCACTTCCCCATCGGGCTGGCGCGACCCGTGCTTGGGCTGGCCGCTGGAAGGACCCGTCAAACCGTTGACGGATGCTGGCATTGGTCGCTCATTCATTGTCGTTGTCTCTTTGCTTGGCCATCTTGTCGAGCTGCCACCATGAAAGGCGCGGGTGCGGCATGGTCTGGTCGAGGTCGGCGGCTGCATCGTGCAGCAGTTCGTCGATGGCCTCGTGCAGCATGCTGATGGTGATGGGTTCGAGGCCTGCGCGGATGGACATGCGGCCTGATGATGAGCGGACCACGGATGGAAGCTCGCGCTCGAAGCGGCACCGATGTCCAGCCACGTTGATGATCAGCTCGATGGAGTCTGGCTGTGTTGCCTGGTCGTTGCACATGGTCGTCTCCATTTATCCATCCCGCATCATCTTGGCCAGCCTGACGGCGCGGTTGCCAACTTGCCTGGCCCATTTGGACGCCATCATGTTGGATGCTGCGTCTTCGTATCGTCCCTCAGTTATGGCGTCCAGTGTACGCTTGAATGTACGCAATCCACGAGGCCCAAGGTTGAAGCGCATATCCACGATGACTCTTTGCCTGGCGTCGCTCAGCTTGTCCCACACAGCTTGACCAAGGATCAGCACACAATCGGAGGCGCATTCACTGATGTCTCGGTCCAGCATCATCATGGCCTCCGCTCTGCTGATGCCTCGGTCGTCTAGGTTGCGTCCGACGCCTATCGTGGTACGACCTGCAGTACATTTGTAGGGATACAGCCTCAGCCCCTCATGTTCGATGAGCTGGTCCTTGAGCTTGATCATGTCCATGGCGTCCCTCTCCTCAGTGATGGCTTTTCTTGCGGTGGCTGGCATGCCCAGAGGCATCAGGCTGCCATTGCTGATTCTGTTCCCTATCCTCGACGGAATGAGACCAGCACTGCCTCGTTGAGTTGTACGGGTTGAGCAGACGGCCACAGATGCGGCAGCGTCTCAGGTCGGCGGATCGCCTCGGTCTGTCTCGGTCTCTCATGGGTGGGTCTCCTCAGTTGATCATGCGTTGCGTTGGAGGCAGTGCATCGAAGAGCGGATCCAGGTCGGCAGCAGACGACACGACCAGGGCAATGGCGCCAGATCTGCGCAGCAGTTCGATCTCCTGCTTCTGCTTTGGGCCAAGCCTTCCGCTGCCATTGGGATTCTTGAACTCGAGCGCGACGAAGCGGCCGTCGATGCAGAGCAGCCTGTCCGGGATGCCTGACCTTGCGGCGAGTCCTCCTGGGAAAGCGGTCTCCCACATCCTAGCCCCGTAGAGCGCACGCAGCTGGCGCATGACGGCCGTGGCGAAGATAGCCTCCGGCTTTCGGTCCTTGCCTCGTTGGAATGCAAATGCCATCACTCCACTCCAATGCTCTGGAATATCTGGAAGTCTCGGAGGAACTGCATGGTCCAGAAGCCGCAGTCGCCGTCCCTCTGTTTGGCGAGAGTCACTTCGCGGTCAGGCTTCTGGTGGTCCCCGTCCTTCTGGTGCAGGAACAGGATCCAGTCGGCGTCCTGTTCGATCTGTCCCGAGTCCCTGAGGTCAGACAGCCTCGGCTTGCGCTTGTCCTTCTCCACATCCCGGTTGAGCTGTGACAGCAGGATCACCGGGATCTTCATTTCCTGGCTCAGATGCTTCATGGCCGTGCAGATGGTCCCCACGTCGTAGTTCGGTTTGCCGGTCGGATTGCTTGGCCTCACGAGCTGCAGGTAGTCGATGATCACATAGTGCGGGTTGATGCGCCGCACGCGCCTCATGATCTCGAGCTCGGTGCACGGGGTGTCCCAGATGGTGATGTCGAGGCTCGAGGCATGGACGGCTCCGGCGAACACCTTGGCGCATTCGGCGTCCATCATCCTGCCTGTCCGGATCTTGTCCGAGGCGATGCGGCTCTCCATGGCGAGCAGGCGATTGACGAGGGACGATGCCGGCATCTCGAGCGAGAAGAGCATCCCCCTGGCTCCGGATATAGCCGAAGCATTGCGTGCGATGTTGAGCGCGAGAGCCGTCTTCCCCATGCTTGGACGCGCGGCGAGGACGATCAGCTTTCCCGATTCCATCCCCCCGGTGATCCGGTCCAGGTGCCTTATGCCGGTGGGGATCCCGACCAGGTCATCGCTCCCGCTCATGCGCTCCTCGATGCGGCTCAGCGCGCGCTTGACGCACTCTTTCAGCGGGATCTCGCTCGGCCCGTTGTCGGAGGACGTGGTGAGCTGCAGCACCTCGGCCGCGAACTTCGAGACTTTGTCCGCCGGCTGGGTGCCGTTGAGCTGCATGGCTCCATCGAGGAATTTGTGCGCCGCGTGCTGAGCCATCCGCAGGACATGGTATTGCCTGACGATCTCTGCATACCGCTCGAGGTTGCGAGTGTCCCCGACGCGGTCGAGCAGCTGAGCCAGGTATGCCGGCCCCCCGCAGAGGTCCAGCTGCCCGCTGCTCTGCAGCCGTTCGTAGATCATGGGGAGGTCGATGGTAGCACCCTCGCGCTCAAGACCCTGCATGGCCAGAGCGATGAGCCGGTGCGCCGAGGAATAGAAGCACTCCGCCTGGCATGGCGGCGAGATCCCCTCGATGCAGCAGGCCCCGAGCAGGGTGATCTCCGTGTCGATACTGCTCGCTGGCAGGAAGTCAGTCATCGAAGGTCACCTCGCGGTAGACTGGCCCGTATTCCTGGTATTTGCCTCGCTTGAAGTGGATGTCTTTCATGGTCTTGGGGATATTTTGCGGCATGCAGTCGTATTCACGAATGATCTGCTCAAAGATGCCGGGAGCCGATCCGTCAGGCAGATCAGTCAATGCTGCGTGCCACAGCTCCACAGTCCTGTCGGTAGGGAGAGGTTTCCCGTAATACTGGCACAAATCATCCGCAAACTTGGCTACCGTCTCAATTCGCATCTTCGCTCCTTCCCTGGAAACGCTTGAGGAACGCTTCCCTCTGGACTTCAGAGGCTGTTTTATGGCGGTTTTCATAGTGGCCCTCGATCACCTTCACGAAATTCCTCGGCCGTATCAGCCACTCCATGTCAGCCCTCCACTCCTTGGATCGTCCCATCAGAAAGTCCGATTCAGCCACCTTGGCAAAGAACCCCTTCCACCACTCGAGATCCTGCCGCTCAGCGGACTCCGACCACCTGGCTCTCAGGAGGCTCTGCCTGGCTGCGGTCCATTCCCTTACCGTCGGCAGAGTCTTACAGATGTCGTGGTACAGGGTCACGATGTCGTGGTGAGGGCATTGGGTTTTGACCGGGTCCAAAAAAGCAGTCGATGGGGGGGCAGTTGAGGATCGTTTTTCGTGATCCTCAACCGGACCTTTTCTTTCTTTCTTTAAGACTTTCTTTAAAACCTTTCTTTGGAGGGTGGTAACCTTACCACTAGGCAATGGTGGTACCCTTACCACTAGGGTAGTGGTAACCTTACCACTAGAAATAGTGGTACCCTTACCACTAGGGTCAACCATACCGCTAGTGGTAGCCTTACCACCATCAGCGAGCCACCTCGAATAGTCTTTGACCACCCCAATGGTCGGCTTCATCCTTGCCCCGTTGTGGCATCGAAACAGCATGTTTTTGGACACCAGGCTGTTGATATCCCTGATGACTTCTCTGCGTAAAATATTGGTGTTCTTGGCTATTTCGCCATATGAAATGTCGTCGGATTTTTTGCCGTATCCATAGGTCAAACGGAGGACACACAATAGGATCCTCATCTGTCGCCCGGAGATGTTCGTACCAACCAATTCCTCGAGCAGCTCGTTGGCAATCCTGGTGAAACCATTCTCGACCTGGGGAGAGGCCATGCTCACTACAGTCCTAGATCTTCGAGAAGTTTCCGTATTTCGGTCTCGTACTCTTCCGGAGTGTCGCACGCGCGGAGCAGCTCGGCCTTCCTGCGCTCGTATTCGGCCCATGGGTGGTTGGTCTGGATGTCCATCTCTGCGCTCATTTCGGACCCAGGAGGCCGTCTCTCGGGTCTGGTGCAGGGAGGTGCTCCGGCCGTGCAGGGAGCGGCATCCAGTGGGTCACATCGAGCACCATGACGTAATAGCCGCACACCCACGAATCCTCGTACCATCCCTCGAGGAGCCATGCGGTGTCGCCATCGTCGTCCTGTTCGCACTGCTCCCACGTCACGTCCTCCCCCCAGTCGGCCTCGATCTCCCGAGAGCGGCAATAGAAGCCGAGAGCGGTGCGATGCTTGCCGAGCTCGTTGTGCCAGGCGAAGAGCACTCGCTGGTTGGTTATCGGGAGTGCCTCATTCACCGGGATCCACTGTGGATACGTCGCGCACATGAATTTCTCCTATGACGATGGGACAAGACCAGCTCGAGCACGGGGCCCCGCAGGCCGCAGGATGCCCGCAGGCGTACCAGTTGGTGTTCCAGTCCATGAGGTAGGGTCCTGTCCTCATGAACCGGTGCGGGCACATGATGTGCCTCAGCTCTCCGTCGTCGGTGGTCACGATCCATCCGTTCATGGGTGCCTCCTCTCTCAGTTTCCATCGGCCAGGCACATCGCTGCAATAACCTTGGCCGCGACCGGCCACACTATGCTATTCCCCAGAGCTTTCAGGACTGACCTTTTCGGCCAGCCTTCTTCGGCCAGAGTCTCAACAATTGAGCGTCCTGTCCCATCATCCAGCACTCCAGCAGAATCAGGCGTTCGACGAACCTTCCAGTCTGCGCAAGGAGTCCAGACGGATTGACTCCATTGGCTTGAGTCGGCAGACTTTCGCCGCCGCTGTTCTCCCTGTCGTGAATTGCGTTGTCCGGTCCAGACAGTGCGCTCTTGGGTGTGCTCCAAGTAGCCTTGGCCATCACCTGTAAACTGGTGATCTCTTTGCGCGGTCCTCCCGGCATGTTCGCCTTGCTTCGCAAGTGAGCTTCCGGCGTTTTGTTGTCGTCGTTGGAAACTACCGTCGGCCATGTGGCCTTCGCCAGCCTGTTGAGGTTCGGCGTATGGTCTTTCATGTTCTGCTGCAGGGCTTCCATGTCTGCCCATTCCTCGCTCTTGTTGTCTCTCGCTGCCACTGTCGGCCATGTGGATCTCACCAGTCCGCTCATCAGCATCTCGTCGCTGCGGTCCCCGCTCCGGGTTGATCTTCCTCCCGCTGTTGCGTCGACCACTGTCGGCCAACACGCCTTCATTGCCTCTCGATACTGTCCGCTGATCTGACCGTGGGCATTTTCGGTCATGCCGTGCACCGGTGTCGGCCAAACATGCGATGATCCAGTACCGTTGCCGGAGGTGCGGGGCGTCGACGGCACAAGCCGGTATATCAACCGTCCCGCAGGTGTAGCCGAGACTTTCCAAGTGAGAAATGATTCCGTCGAGCCCCATGTTTCGGATTGCAGAAGGGCTTTCAAACAGGCACCAACGGGGCTGTACGACTTCAACGACCTTGAGAGCTTCGTTCCAGAGCCAGCGGTCATCCTCCTGGCCCTTTCGCTTCCCGGCGCATGATATCGGCTGGCATGGAGGGCCCCCCATAACGAGGTCTGCATTGGCATATCGGCCTGCGTCGAAGGCTTTGATGTCTCGATGGACTGGCACGTTCGGCCATCGTCTCCGCAGGTATTCTCCGCAATCTCTATCGATTTCGACATGGCACAGAACCTCTATTCCATTTGCTTCCGCCGCCAGGCTGAATCCTCCAATGCCGCTGAATAGATCTACCGCCGTGCGGATCATCGCTTTGATTTTCCATGCCATAGGAAATTCCTATGGATTAAAATTATTTGCTCCTGGTGATGGGGGCCGGAGCCCCCTTCGGTATATGTCCCCCGGCTTCCCTCTTTTCGTGCGCCCTGTCCTGCCGACAGCCGGCAGTGAGCGCGGGGCCGGGGGCGTCGGCCGCTGCAGTCGCCTTCAGTTACTGCGCGGCTTGACGATCGGCCACGGATTTGCGGTAAGCTGCTGGCCTACTCCACTTCCTTGCCAACGAACGCCAATCTCGTGACCACAATTTGTCATGATCGGCCGGCCGCCAAAGCATGGCGAAGGGCAGAAAACCCAACCGATAAACCCGCTCAAGCCTACGTTCAGCCTGGAGAAGGGAATCCCCACCGAAGCCGACAAGGACATAACACCTCCGCTTCTCGATGGAAAAATCCGCCATGAGATCGGCCACGCGCTCAAGATCGGCGAATGCGCCAGGTCGGTCGCACGCGAACCAAGCGCGTTTGAGCCGGACCGTCTTCAGAAGATCTACATGCCATGATTGAAACAGGCGTGCATCCAGGCCACCAGAAAACTTGACGGCCTCGGGCTGCTTTCGGAGCATTTCAAACACGGCCTCAACGTGCACCTGCGAGCAGGCCAGCAGATTGTTATCCGCCACATCCCAGCCGTCACGGATTGGCAGTTCACGGATGCTCCCCTCCCGCTTAGGAACAAGGCAGAAATCGCACGTTCCGCCGCAACCTCGGCTCGTGATTGTGACGCCTTCCCGGACAAATTGCCCCGGCACAAACTCCCCGCCCGGATCGTCAAAGGCAGGCCCACCGAGCTGGACATCCGAGTAGAATCGAGACCAAGAGCGATAAAGTCGCTCAGCCTCCGGAATGTCCCATGTGAAAGTGACCGAGATCCGAACGGGCAGCTCTGGCGGCCGGAAAAGCGTGGGCTCACCGACGAATGTCAACTCATCGGTAGGCGTCCACTTCGTGCGGCGAGGGAATACTCGTATCACTGACCAATTGCCTCCGGGAACCTAACGCCGGCGATAACCGGCGCGGCTTTTCGCGTCCGGTTCATTGCGTGGTTATGGGGCCGCCACCACTACTGGCAGCTCCCGAACAAATTCAACTTTCGATTTATCCAAGACCAACACCTCAAACTCGTCGCGCCGAAGAAAGAGACAAATGGCGTCAGCCTTGGAACCCCTATATTCCTTTACGACACTCCCCCCTCTACGAAGCGCAAATCTGCCGGCCTCCTTGGCAAAGATGGTGTAGGAGATCCAATCTTGCTCATCGGGCCGATGAGCCCGGTATAATGTGAGAGGGTCACGCAGGCGCCTGAATTCCATAAGTTCACTCGGCTTCATGATGCTGGTTTCACGATTCGGCCTACCCGAGGCAAATAGTCGTTTCCATTCCGACAAGTCACTCCAACCTGTGTAGCTCACCCAGAGTGTGGACAGAAAAAACCAATAAGCATAATCGCTGAGCTGCCACGCATACCGAGCAAAAAGCTTGATTGCTTCCGGAGTGCCTTCATGCTCCAGAAGCTTTCTCCCTATCTGTGCATCCCGCTTGTTCCAACGGAAATCCTGTGAAATGTCAGCCAACATGCTCATGCCTCATAACAACCAGATAAACAGTTTCCGTTAAACACACATGTTTTCGCCGTCATGGCCGATAAACTCCATCTCCCGAGTTGAGTGCCTCCTGGATGCCGTCTGGGAGGGTGCAGTGGTGCTCACTGACCTGCACTGGCTGGTCGTAGAGGACCTCGAGGTCGTCTTGCAGGATGTCTGCGGTCAGATCGAAGATCTCGGGGTCGTAGGTGATTTCAAATATTCTGGTGACGGTGCTCATGTCTCGGACACTCCATGGGTTCGCGCCACATGCCGCAGACGGGGCCACAGCGGGTCCAGCGGGCGGCGCTGCATGGCATTCTGCGCCAGATGCACTCCGAATATTCCAGCCACTCCGGGCGGTCGACGGGCCACGAGGCCGTGACCTCCGGAGGGATGGCTCACTTCAGCCGGTCGTTGGTGATGCCGAACGCCTGAGTGGTTTTCTTGTCCACCATGGCATGGATGAACGGCCACTGCTTCTCGAGCTTGGCTTTCTTAACGACCTTCTCGATGCCGGACTTGGTGAGGCTCAGGTTGTTCCAGACCAGTTCCGGCGGGGCCCCATAGGCAATGAGCGCCTTGCAGAGCTGTGCCAGGTCCTTGGGCTCCCATGATTCACGAGGTGCGAACTGGGCCACCTTGCCGCCGGCGTAGACGGGGCCATGCTCGTCCACCCAGACCTTGAGCAGATCCTTCACGCGGTCGATGATGGACCCAGCGAACACCAGGAAGGCGAGGGCCCCCTGTGCGTCTGCCTCCGTCGTGAGCTCACTGGGAATGGCAATCACCGGCACGTTGGGCTCGGCCAGGAGCGCTTTCTCGGCGCTCTCGCGGATCTCGCAGCCAGGCACCGTGCACCACTTGCAGGAGGCGCAGATGGTCGCCGGCCACTCGGTGAGGCCATTGACGTACTCGATGCGCTCGAGGATCTCGTGGCGGGTGTTGTTGGTCTCTGGAGGGTCGAAGACGTGCTCGGAAGATGTGCGGGTCGCCAGGTTGTCGAAGATGCACCGGATGCGCTTGAGGTGCATCCCCTCGCCGATGGAGTTGTGGGTCTGCAGCCAGGCCGTCTTCATGAGGTACGCATAGAGGCGCAGCTGCAGATCGTCGGGCTCGCCCCATCCGGTCTTGTCGTCGATGATGACCAGCTCCCCAGCCTCCGGGTCGAAGAACGCTAAGTCGCACACAGCGCGAAATGCCACCTTGGGAGAAAGCCAGTCCTCCTTGCGGGTCCCGATGAAGCGCAGCTCGCTGTCGAAAGCCATCTGGCTCTCGATCTGGATCCACTGCGCGTTGAGCGGGACGTTCACGAAGTCCGTCGATGCGAACGATTTCACCATCTTGAGCACCGGCTCGCGGATGTCCTCATCGATCAGATCGTGGTTGTTGTCGAAGTAGGACAGGTCGTTCTTGAGCTTGGCATCGATGCAATGCCTGCGGTAGCCGGCGAGGATCCGCGCAGTCTCTGAGCCGATCCGCATGGCCTCGGACTGCGGCTCCTTGTAGGACCGGTCGATACGCAGGACCTTGAAGCGGAACGGGCATTCACTGTCTTTCCAGGCGCTGAATGAGATGGGGATCACAGCATCCCTCCCTTCTCAGGAGGGTTCTCTCCGATGGCGATGCAGAATCCCGCAGCCTTGCGCTCCTGGCAGATGGTCTTGCAGTACTGGGAGACGCTCAGGCGGTCGCCTGGACGGAGCGGACAGTCCACCAGGTCGTCAGGTGCGTTGTCGCCATTCGTCGCATCGGAATTTCCTATGGGTTGCATTTCCTGGGGTGGGTCTGGTTCGGTCCCTGCCGGCCGCAGGAGATCGATCAATTCCTCGGCCTCGTCCTGCCGCAGATAGCTCAGCTCGGAGTAGCCGATGCCCTCCAGCTTGCGCTGCACCATGTCGGCCACCCGTTTGTCCTCGCGCATGTAGCCGCGCAGCTCCAGCAGCTGGTCAGGGGTCGCGCCGCAGGTGTTGAGCTCCGTCGTTCCGAAGACAGCCTTGTCGAGGCCTGCGAACTTGTTGGCGCGCCGGCGCCGTTCCGTCTGGGGCTCAGGTTTCTCCCCCTGCTCCGCAGAAACATCGATGACCTGCTCCGGGTCGATGGTCTCGCGCGGGAGGCCTTCGGTCTCGATCTCCTCCTCGGAATACATCCCCTGGTAGGTATCGGGGAAGGCTTCACGGAGCGCCTGCACCAGGGCCACTTTGCGGATCATGGTGGCGGGCTTCTCGGACCACATGCGGTTGGTGGTCCCGTCCTTCTTCTTGCCGACGTATTCCGCGAAGTCGACTTCGACCCGCAGCGGGAACGTCCATCCGTCCTTGTGCACCTCGGCCCAGCCGCCAACAATCTTGGACCCGGGCGGGCAGATCCCCTGGGTATATACGAGCTCGGACTGCTCAGGAGCCTGGCAGATGATCCCGGCCTTGTGCCCGTGGAAGTCGTCCGAGCGGTATGCCCGCTTCAGAAACACCTCCTTGGCCGTGACGATGGTGGCCGGCTGCTGGCCATACTTGATGAGGTAGGCTTCGCGCAGAAATGGATTGAGGTTTTGGTATTTGCACAGCCCCAGGAACATGGCGATCTCCTGCTCCGAGACCGGACCGTCCCCGTTGACCAGGTAGCGCCTCACAATGAGCGGATTGAGCTTCACGTCCCCGCTCGGGGTGTGAATGGTTACTTCCATGCCTGGATTGTTCGTTTTGCTGGCGACATCTGTTGACATGCGCTCTCCTTGCGGTATTATTTTTGAGGTGTGTTTCCTTGATCCATGGCCCTTGTCGTGCTGGTGGGCACGGCAGGGGCCTTCCTGTGTGGGATCCATGCCATGCAGCGGGGGCAGATCGTCGCTCCCCATTCGATGGGGGCCGATCCCTTCCATCCGCAGTGGCACCTGACATCAGTTCGTCCAGTGAGCTTTATTTTCACCATTGGCCAGCTCCTCAATCAAATCCATCAGCTGCTGCACGAGCACCGCAGGGTCGTCCCCTCAAAGGACGGCCAGGACTTTTCGGCCATCGTGCGTCACGGCGGGCCGCATCTCGACCACGCGGTCGTGCACCATGACCATCTCGAGGCCGCACTCGGTGCAGCGGTAACGGTTCCTCCCGACCCGCAGCACGGGGACGAAACCGTGATGTCTGCATGCCGGGATCCACTCGAGGGTCTTGCGGCATCCCAGGCCATCGACCATGCCGGAGACTCGCAGGAACCCGTGCTGCCCGCAGGCCCAGGTGCCGGTGAACCACCCCATGCCCTTGATCTCTTTCCCCTCCGCCATGTGCCAGTCGCATATGGGGCATTTCATAAGTCGCTCCCTTTCCGCTCTCGTGGGGTTGGGTTGGTGGCCTCTCCCACCCGTCACGCCTGGATTGGCACCGGGCGGCGTTCCCCGGTAAAAGATCCTTTATTCGCTGACGTCCGGGTCAGTTTTCAGCTTCTTGATGGTCGCAAGCCTCTTGCCCTCCCGGAAACTATTCCATGCCAATATTGCAGCCTGGTACAGCTCATGAGGCTTCGGCTTTTTCTTGCGGTCGGTTTCCTCGGCATATCGCTGGTAGAAGAGATCCAGGGTGCGCGTCGGATGGTTCTCCTCCGAGACATTTCCACCGGCCTGCACGTCCCTCCAGAACGACATGGCTGCGATCTGGTTGGCCTCATACGTGGCGAACATGGCCGCAACGATGGGAGGCCTCCGCAGCTCAGGAGTCTTCATGTTAAAAACTTCAGGCATCCACAGCAGGAAGGGCCAGATGGATTCATTATCGAATACTTTGTATTTCAAGTCTCCTGCAGGAGTCGGCTTTCCTTGGACTTCCCTCTGGTAGTAAATCACGCCATCCGCGCCCAGCTTGGCTATCCCAAGCTCGATGTGCCTGATGTCTTCGTGGAGACCGAGATACGCCCCTGCGACATCTTTAGAGCTGCGCGAAGATCTCCTGGCGTCGAATTGCTGGAACAACACGGAAAGACCTTCCATATCTCCGACCAAGTATTCGTCCAGATGCACGGTGATGCCTTCTGGGAACGTTTCATCCGGGAGGTTGCAGAGCATCTCAGAGGAATGCTGGCCATTCATCCTCATCCACTCGCCATTGATGCGAGCCTTAGCCCAGCAGAATGGCACCAGCAGGTCGGCTTCTGCGCGCTGTCGCAAGAACTCCACCCGCTTGGGGTCCAATTCGCGTTCCGTGGGAGATGGTTTCATCGTGCGCATTTCCTCCGCAAGTGCGCGCGTCAGGGGAATAGTTGTTGATTGCTCCAGACTGTAAGGATTGTATTCATGCTCCATGGTCTTTACCTTTCTGCCTCTGTAGAGGCACCGATGGCCTTGCGATCATTCGCACCATTGCAAATGGATCGTAGCGGGCCGCAAAAAGGCGGCTATTCATCCATTTCCTTGAGTATCTTTTCTATTTCCATGGCCAATCCTTGGATATGGTATGGAATCAGCTTCACGGGATGCTCGGCTCCCATGGCTTTCAGCTCATCCAGAATTTCCTCGATTCGACCCAGGATCAAACTTGGCGGGACCATCTTCCCGCTGGCCTTGTGGATCTTGTAGGTACTCTCGCTGATGCGCTCGGTCTGCATGCCGTGAGCTGGTTTGGCCTGGTGGGTTTTGAGAAATGCCTTCACCTCATCGGCTGGATATCCGATCTTCTCCGCTATGGTCTCCACCCGGTATTTCTTGCTGTTGACGAGACCGTTGGCTTTAATCGTGGCGATGAGAGTGTCGTATTTGGTCCTGTCGTGCCGGTCCCTCTCGTTCTGGTGGTCGATGAGGTCGGCCAGGACCGCCCGCCGCCGCTCGTTGAGCATCGCCTTCAGCTCCGAGTGCTTGTTCCAAAACTGCCTGAATTTGCGCTCTGTGACCTCGTGCAGGCGAAATTCGGGATTTGCTACCGTGGTAGCATTTATCTCCAGCCATGCGATCCAGTCAGAGAAGAACAATAGTTGCGTCACCCGCTGCCTTCCCACCCCCACCACCTTGCTTATTTCCTCCTGAGTCCGCCCTCCGGCCCGTGCTTCGGCGAACAGTCTGGCCCAGTCGGGGTCCGGCTTCCTGGTCTTGATCTCCTCGAACCGGCGCTTGAGCTCCTCGTCCGAGATGGGGTTCTTCGATGCTTTGAATTCAACGACGTTCATGTTGCTCCTTTGCTCTGACCGTTTGGGGGGCTGCTGCGTCCCACGCGGTAGCCATCAGGTACGGTCTTGGGTTGAATGGTTCACTGCCTTTTCTGCCCCGCATGGACCGCCTTCCTGATGAGCCAGGTCTTGAGCCAGTCGCCGGGGATCTGGCTGGCCAGCATGCCGACGATGAGGTCGACGGCGTTGACGCCCTTCTCTTTGCCCTGCTCACGGGCCCAGTCCGCGATCCATTGCGGGACGGTCATCTCTCCGGAGCCATTGCTGTCCTCTGCATGCTTTCCACCTCTGACCTCCTGCATCCTGGCCTTGAAGCGGATGGCGTAGCACTCAGGGCACAGGGCGCTCTGGGACCTCCCGAACATGCGGCCGTGGTGCGGGCCGTGGATCTCGCAGCGATACGGCGCTTCCTGGACCTCGGCCTGTGGCTCAGCAGGCGGCTCAACGATGGGCTCGTGCATTTTCGGATCTCCTGCTTTCTTTGCGGCCTTCACAGCCAGGATGCACTCGACGCAGCGCTCCGGCCTCGAGGGGTAGAATTTGGTTTCATCCGGGGTGCGTCCGCACCGCTTGCAGACTTTCGGGTGCCTCTCGCGCCGAAACGATTTTGTCTCCACGGTGTGCTCCTCGCTCTCTGCCTGGCTGCTTCCATCGATGGGAACGGGCCCAGGGCAGTCTTTGCATGCCTCATAAATGGGGTACGACTTGCCGCCGCTGAGCTTGTGGCGCATGAATTTGCGCAGCTCGCACACTCTCGGCATCAGCTTTAGGTTGGGGTAGACGCGGCACCGGTGAGTCATCAGCTGCAGAGCCTCCTGGAGCTTGGCCGCGTGGACTTCACGAGCGGTGCGGCTCAGCATGACCGGCTCCACTCCGCATCCTCGGCCTGCTCCAGCTCCCGCCACGCGTACAGGCACACCTCGAAAATCATCGTGATTCCCAGGACAACCCAGCTGAATTCCATGTGACCCCCTTCCTGTTGTTGGGGAGCGGGAGGCTGCGCCGGAGACCGCCTCCGGCACCTGCAACCGACCAGACCCATGATTTTGCCGCCCGCTCTGGACCCTGCGCTCACCAGGTGGGTGAAGAGTCCACAGCGTGCGGGAGTCACTTCTTCCTGGAGAGCTCCACGCACCGGGACTTTCGGCCCGTGGGAGAGGCCAGAGGCGTCACCACGGGCTTCTCCTTCGGCCCTCCCCGCAGCAGCGCGATGATGCGGAGGTGGCGGTCTATGCGCTTTCGGTCCTCGATCAATTCCAGCTCCAGCTCGCGGAGGGACGAGCCGGATATGGTGATGCGGTCGTCATCGGGCATGGCGCGCCGCCTCGATGGCATGGAGGATTTCCGGACAGTCCGCCGTGGGAGGAAGCCCGAGGGCGGAGAGGATCGCAATCCACGAGGGAAGAGGGACTTCGACATGGATGTCTTTGGCGGCATCAGGCAGCATGACGCACCTCCATGACGGGGCGGGTGAGGCCTGCCATGACGGAGAGGCGTTCCTTGACCTGGCGCGGCATGGTGTGGGGTTCGAGGATCCATTCGAGGTATCTCACGAAATCAACCTGGATAGCCTGAGCCGCGGAGCGGCTGCTGCCGTACTTATTCTCGAGAGCGTCGATGATCTGCCTTGCTTCCATGCCTGTCTCCTCAGTCCGTTGTGGTTGGAGCCGTCAATTCACGCTCTGGGTGGCCTCGTCGTCCACCGGGCTGTTGATTTCCTCGTACAATCGCCTGACGATCTCCTTGGTGACCACTCCATACGGGTTGGAGTCGTAGTTCCCGCAGTGCCTGGAGAATGCCATATAGACTCCGCCATAGGCGAATCCGTGCTTCTCGGCGAACTTTCTGAGCGACAACCCTCGTCTCATCAGCTCAGCCCTCAGTTCATTTTTTTCGACATTGACTAGTTGATTCATTTTGTGTATCCCCCTTCATGTGGTGTTAAACCTATAATCGGTGAGCGAAACTAATGTCAACAGAAAAATAATACTTTTTTTGCGAAAGAAGCTTGGGCTCACTCAGGCGGCTTTCGCCAAGTCAATCGGAATGTCTGCGAACGGGCTGAGCGATGTGGAGAACGGGAAATATCCTCCCTCCAACATGGCCAGGAACTGCATCACTTTGAGGTATTCGGTTCGAGACGACTGGTTATCCACAGGAGAAGGGGATATGTACGTTGTGTCGGAGGGGTCTGACACGGCTTTTAAGGGCATCTCCAGCGAGCACAGGGAGCTGTTGGAAGAGGCACTGGAGGTGCTGACGAGCACGACCATTCACTCGAAGGCGCTGGCCATGAACATCCGCGCCTTTGCGCACGCGGTGCGGGTTGACGACCGCACGTCGCAGCTCGAGCGCGACCTGGGCTCGATGAAGCGCGACCTCGAGGCGATGAAGCACGAGAGCCGGCGGGCCAGGCATCGGTAGGACTGAATTCGTCCGGCGAATATTAGCCGGCCTGCAGACGTCATTTCATTTAAGGGCTTCTTGTCGTTCTCCGAATATCCTTTCACGATCGATTGGATCGGGGAGACCCCAAACGACAAGGAGACGGATATGCATTTTCCAAAATTCTCGACACGCGGAATCACCTTCGGCATGGTCGTTATGGCCTGCTGCCTGCTTTTCACCCCTGACGCATCCATCGCCGGATTCAACGAGCAGACGTTTCTCGAGGTGCTCTACCGCATGGACCGGCCGGCCATGGAGTCGGCGTCGCCAGAGCGGATGGTGGACTACAAGGACGAGCTGGTGGCGTGGTCCGACGTGATCAAGGCCGACGAAAAGCTCACCAGGGAGGACAAGGTGCACTGGCTCTCGCGCATAAAGGAGAAATTGGAGCTGATGCAGTCGGTGGCCAAAGACCAGGAGCGCTACTGGGCCGGAAAGCGCGTTGAGTCCGAGCGGCAGCTCGACCAGGCGAGACTGGACTACCAGCGCACCCTGCGCAGGATGCCGCGATGAGCGTGCACCTGGACAAAGGCAGCTGGTTTGCCAAGTGGAGGGAGGACGGCAAAGAGCGCCGCAAGTATTTTGGCCCAGGGGACATCGCACGCCACCAGGCCCAGCTTTTCGACGATGAACAGAAGCGACAGCGCGGCAAGGTTCGCGTCGCCCCAGGGCTCACGGTGGCGGAGATCTGCCAGGCCTACCACTGCCAGCACCCGGTGCAGTCGAGCACGCAGCAGAGCGACTTCTACAGGCTGGACCGGGTCATCATCCCCATGCTCGGGGCCATGCAGGCCGAGACCATGACCTCGCAGCACCTGCACGAGTACGTCAGGCAGCGCACCAGTGATGGGAGGAAGACGCGCACGATAGCGCGCGAAATAGACCTTCTGAGGTCGGCTCTCAACTGGGCCATGTCCCAGGACCCACCGCTCATCATTCGCAATCCTGTGGCCAAATTTCGCGTTCCTGGAGGCAAGGATTCCGACGTCCCTGCCCCGCCGACCATGGAGGAAGTCTCGAGAATCATCAGGCAGTCCCCGCCGCACCTGGTGCGGGCCTTATGCCTTGAGTGGAGCCTCGGGCTCCGTCCAGGAGGCGAGGTGAGCCGGATCCGGTGGAGCGATGTGGACCTGGAGAGGGGAAAAATCAGGATCGTGTCGGCGCGCAAGGGTGGGCCGGCCATCCGTTACGTTCCGATCCCCGACGGAGAGAACAGTCACCTGCAGCGGGACTTGCTGACATGGAGGGCGGAAGACGAGGCGGCCCTCGGTTCCGGCATGGACCTCGGTGCGGTCCCCCTGGTGCACTACAAGCTGAGGCCAGCAGCCTGCCTAAAGCACTCCTGGGCGACGGCCAAGCGCAAGGCTGGAATCACCAGGCGCATGAGGCTCTACGATCTTCGCCACTCAATGGCAACTTACGCACTTGAAGCCGGTGCCGACCTCAAGGCGGTGTCGGAGGTCCTCGGCCACTCCAGAGCCGACACGACGCTGCGCTTCTACCAGCATGTGCTCAAGGAAATGCACCGCCAGGCGGTGAACAAGATCCCGTCGCTGCCTTCTCACCTTTTTCTCACCACACCTCAAGGTGAGAAATAAAAGAGCAAATAATTACGATGGCTTGAGGAAGCCTTTTGCGTTCGGGACGCAGAGGCCGCTGGTTCGAATCCAGTCGTCCCGACCAGGAAAATCAATGGCTTGGACTGATTGTCCAGGCCATTCTGTTTTTGATCTTCTCACCTTTGGTGAGAATTACTTGGGCGGCGTGTGCGGGTGGGAGATGACCCATTGCAGGAGCATCAGGAGGACGCTGGTGATGAGGGCGACGATGGCGCCGTATTTGCCGGCGCTGGTGGCCACCTTCTCGCGCAGCTCGTTGAGACAGCTCTCCACGGGGTTGATGGCCTGGTCCAGGATGGCGCGCGTTTTTTCGCGGCACTCGTTGATGTCGCGGGCCACGCTGGCCTCGAGAGCGAGCATGCGGTCCTTGTTTGCCTCGCGCTTGACCTCGAGCTGCTGGAGCTGCTGGAAGATGGCGGCCGAGCACTCGGTGCGCTTGCGCTCCCAGTCGCCCGCCATATGCTCTAGGTTGTCGAGGCGATTCAGGATGATGGCCAGGCGCTCGCCGTGGTCCCTGGACCGTCCGACGTCGGACACCATCGAATCAACGAGCCTGGCGGTATCCTCGGAGATTTTCTGCTGCCGCAGCAGGAGCTGATAGATGGACTGGAGGGGATCGTCAGCCATCGCGGTCACCGGAGATGAGTTTCTCGAGATGCGCCAATTCCTCGCTGATCTCAGCATGCTCGGCGCAGATCCTGGCTATGGTCTCGGTGTAGGCCATGATCTTCTTGTCGTGCTGTTGGATTTTGGTGTCCGCATACTGTTTGATTTCCATCCGCCGGTTAGCCTCGATGAGCCACATGATGAGCTTGTTCTGCAGCAGGCCGTAATTGACTGGCTTGACCAGGAGCACGTCCACAACCCCGACCAGCCTCCGGTCGAGCTGCGGGCCGTAGCCGGAGATGGCCGCGAGATAGATGGAGCTGTCGTTGTGCCTGAAATGCACGGCCAGGTCCATCCCCTGCTCGACCGATGTCCCGAGATGCAAGTCCAGGATGGCCGCGAAATATTTCCCAGGCTCGAATGTGGCCATGGCCTCCTCGACGGTTGCGGCAATATCTACGGAAAAGACAGCCATGCCGCTGAAGTAGTCGCGGAGCATTTCGGATTGCGCGGCATTGTCTTCGACGACCAAGAGCCGTTTCATCTCATCTGTCGGAACGCAGAAGCAGGTCATCCGCTCAGATCCTGGATTGTTGCTTTCCATGATGATCTTAGTCCTACACTTCGAGCAATGTCGTGGTTGCCGGAATGGCTCCGTCCACGACCCTGATGATGAAGGCCTGACCTCCCGTGGACCCGAGGGCCACGGTGTCCCCGGCGCGCAACTCCGGGAAGTCATCCGGCCTGAAAAACGCCTGGACCTCGAGACTCCGCAGGCGCACCAGGGAGCGCTTGTTGGCGGTGTCCACGGAGAGGATCGTCCCGTAGCCGAGATTTTCTGGAGCTTCCTTTCGGATGAGTCTCTCGAGCATTTTTGTTCTCCGCCGGTCACCGTTTCAGCTGCAGGTATCCATATGCCGTGAGGGACGATGTGAGGCTCATCTCTCCGCCGTCAGAGACCGTCCCGGTGATGCGGTGCTCCATGACCTGCAGAAGCTCCGTCTTGCCTCGCCGGGTGCTGGTGACCTGGACGATGTCCCCGGGCTCGAGGGTCGGGATGTGGGAGCCCAGCTCCAGGTCCTTGCTCAGCGTGGCGTGGGTGTGGGCGTCGATCTCGGCAGTAGTGCGCGAGGTGATGAGGTCCTCGTTGCGGTAGATGGGATCGGAGATGTCGTCGAGCGTGACGAACTCACGCACCTCGTAGTATTGCACCGGGTCCGACGCGGCCCCCGAGGCCAGGAGGTGCCAGTCATAGGCCTCCTGGAAGATGGAAACTGGTTCCGTGGCTCCTGGATCGTTGGTGAGGGTTATCTCGACCCCGGTGCCGTATCCGGCGCTCTCACCCGAGGCCTGCAGGGATGTCTGCGCCTCG